GTCAGAAAAAGGTGTTAAAAAATATAAAAGAGATAATCCTGGGAGCAAACTGCAAACTGCAGTAACTACCCCACCTTCAAAATTAAAGAAAGGTAGTAAAGCTGCAAAACGCAGAAAATCTTTTTGTGCTAGATCTAAAGACTGGACAAGCGAACGGGGTAGAGCGGCAAGAAGAAGATGGAATTGCTAATAATTAAACAACAACAATAACAACACAAACCAAAACACAAAATTATGGGACACATGAAATCAGATGAACGTTATGATGCTAAAGAGGCATATAACAAAAAACTATCTTCAAAAGCAAGAATGCATTATTTAGAAAATGATATTGCTGACAGAAAAGGCCACGCGGGAACTTATAGTGGTAATCATCCCAGATATTCTAGCCCAGCCGGAATGATGGGTCAAGCTAAAGCGGATCTTACTTATAATCCTATGGATGATATTGCAGGTCAAGGAACTGAGGGCATGACTCCAGGCGCGCCTACAGCTAATCTTAATAAAGGATATGGTCAGCAAGTTGGCAAACCTTCTGTTGCTAAAATGTATGGCGGCAAAAAGGGAGATAAGTAAAACAGATGGGACTGTATAAACCTAGCAAAACATAAACAATAACAATAACAAAAACAACAACAAAATGGCAAGATTTATTTCTATCAAAGTCGTTGGAGGCGCAGACGCTTTCGAAGACGGACAACACCTACTCAACACCGATTCAGTAATTACAGTTACTTCTGGTGATGAAGCCGGAGCTAATGAAGGTACTAAAACTACTATTCATACAGACTCCTCTGTACTTAACACTATAGTACTAACTCACGGCGCAGAAACAACTCCTAGCGTAAGAGATGCGATTAATGCAGCACTTACGGCTAATCCAGGCGGTGTAAAATCAACAGTTGGACTTCCTAGTGGAATTGCTGTAACTGAATTTGCAGTTGTATAATGAGTGATTCTAAAGGGCTTGGTGATTCAATTGAAAAGATTACTAAGGTTACTGGAATAAAAAGTGTAGTAGATAGAGTCGCAGAGGGTTTAAATATCCCCTGCGGCTGTTCTGCTCGCAAAGATAAATTAAACAAAATGTTTCCTTATAAATAATGGCTTTTAAACTTAATACACCTCCATATAATTTAGACAATACACCTATATATAATGTAGATTTAGGTGATGATGTATTAGGCAAAGCTAACAATAATGGAACTATATTAATAAATAAAAACTTAGATCCTTCTAAAACTAAAAAAGTAGTTGATCATGAGATGGTTCATATTGATCAATTTAAAAGAGGCGATTTAGACTACGACGATAATAACGTTTACTGGAAAGGTAAAACATACTCTAGAAGCCAAATGCAGGAAGGTGCAAAAAATCTTCCTTGGGAAAAAGAAGCTTACGACAAAGCTTAAATTATGTTAAAATTATTATTAGGCCTACTAAAAGGCGGCAATGGCAGAAAGTCAGTAGCCGGAAACTTAGCGTGGGAAATAAGAGAAGCAATTAAGGGTAAAGAATTAGACCCTAATGAAATAATAGAATTGCAAACTAAAATAAATGAAATTGAAGCCGGCCATAGAACAGTATTTGTTGCGGGCTGGAGACCATTTATAGGATGGGTTTGTGGAGTGGCGTTAGCATATAACTTCGTAATAAGAGATTTATTTATTTGGATAACAAAAACAACCGACGCTCCTCCGGCATTACAAATGGAGCATTTAATGACAGTCTTATTAGGAATGCTTGGTCTTGGCGGATTAAGAACCTTTGAGAAAATAAAAGATAAAGTAAAATAATTTAATTAAATTTAATCAAATGAGTACAAAAGAAAAAAAAGTAACAGAAGAGCAATTAGCTAAAATTAAAGAACAACAAGTAACAATGAACAATAAGCTGCGAGACATTGGGCTTGTTGAAAATCAAAAGCATGTATTATTGCATGAATACGCCGGGCTCGAGCAAGATATGGAAGCCTATAAAAAAGAGTTAGAAAAAGAGTATGGTGCTATTAGCATTGATCTTGAAACAGGTGTTTATAAAGAAATAGAAAACACCGAAGAAAAAGAAAAGTAAAATGAGTAGTGTTATAAGAAAGATCAGCATCGGTTCTGATTATAAAAATGATGCTATGCATTACTCTGTAGGCCAAGAGGTGTATGGAGGACACAAAATAGCTTATATCATATTCGAAGATACTGATAGTTCTTATAATATTTTTATAAAAAAGAATAATGAGGTATTGCCTTGGAAAAAATTTAATTCTAACATGGCTATTTCTGTTGAATATAATTTAGAATATGAATAGTATCTACGATTTTATTGTTGAGCCTATTGGGGAAAGATATAACAATACAACTAAAGTAGATAATAAAGATTTAATATTAAACTGTAATATAGAATCATTTAAGTTTATAAATAAACTTGCTAAAGTTATATCTACGCCAAAAGCTTATAACACCGTTATAAAAAAAGGTGATGAAATTGTAATTCATCATAATGTTTTTAGAAGATATTATGATATAAAAGGTAAAGAAAAAAACAGTAGTAAATATTTTAAAGACAATCTTTACTTTTGTCAGCCAGATCAGGTGTATCTTTATAAAAAAAATAATGAGTGGCATTCATTTATGGATAGATGCTTTGTTAAGCCTATTTTAAATAATGACCCTACAAGCCTAGAAAAAGAGCAAAAGTATGTTGGTATACTAAAGTATAGCAATAGCTCGTTAAAAGCGCTTGAAATCAACCCAGGTGATGTTATAGGCTTTACTCCAAACAGCGAATGGGAGTTTATAGTAGATAATGAGCGGTTATATTGTATGAAATCTAATGATATTGTTATTAAGTATGAACGTAAAGAAAACCAAACTGAGTATAATCCAAGCTGGGCAAAAAGCAGTTGAGGAGTTAATTAAAGTAGCTAAAGAAGCTATTGTGGATTCAGAAGATGATATATCAGCAGATAGATTAAAAAATGCAGCAGCAACAAAAAAGTTGGCAATATTTGATGCATTTGAAATACTTACTAGAATAGAAAATGAAGAAAAATTATTAGAAGATAAATCTAGTAGCCAAAAAACTTTTGGAGGTTTTGCTGAAACAAGATCAAAATAATGTATAAGCAAACATTATATTCAGTTATACCCGATTATGTAAAGCCCAATATATTAAAGAAAAAAAATAAACAAAAAAGTTGGGAATACGGATATAACAAAGAGCACGACTTAGTAGTTATAAGTAAAACAGGTGAACTTGGTGAAGTATATAATATTCAAGGCTTAAAAATAGGTCTACCATTAATACATAAATGCTTTAAAAGATCAAATAAAAAAGCTGAACAATTTTGGCAAAAGTTTGACTACCCTAAAGAATTAAGTAAAATAAAAAGCGTATTTGACTGGAATAATTATCCGGACAATTTTAAAGAACAATGGTACGATTATATAGATAATGAATTTAAATATAGAGAAGAAGGTTTTGCGTTTTATAACGATGGCAATGAAACTTACATTACTGGTACTCATTACATGTACTTGCAGTGGACTAAAATTGACGTTGGGGCCGCAGAATTTAGAGAATCAAATAGATTATTCTACATTTTTTGGGAAGCGTGTAAAGCAGATACCCGGTGCTATGGAATATGCTACCTCAAAAATAGACGGTCTGGGTTTAGCTTCATGGCATCAAGCGAAACTGTTAATCAGGCGACAATGTCCAGCGACTCAAGATTTGGAATTTTATCAAAAACTGGGGCTGATGCCAAAAAAATGTTTACAGATAAAGTCGTTCCAATATCAACCAATTATCCTTTCTTCTTCAAGCCCGTTCAAGACGGTATGGATCGCCCCAAAACAGAGCTTGCTTATCGAGTGCCCGCCTCCAAACTAACTCGGCGCAAGATAGAAGTTGGCGAACAATTAGCGGATATTGATGGGCTTGATACTACAATCGACTGGAAAAATACAGGCGATAACTCATATGATGGAGAAAAGCTAAAGCTTTTAGTCCACGATGAATCTGGTAAATGGGAAAGGCCAGATAATATAATTAATAACTGGAGAGTAACAAAAACAACGTTAAGGCTAGGAAGTAGAATAGTAGGTAAATGCATGATGGGTTCTACATCTAATGCTTTAGATAAAGGAGGTGAAAACTTCAAAAAACTATATGAAGGATCAGACGTTACAAAAAGAAACCGCAACGGACAGACTAGCTCAGGATTATATTCTTTGTTCATACCTATGGAATGGAATTACGAAGGATTCATTAATATGTTTGGATTACCTGTATTTGATACACCAGAAAAACCAGTCAGAAGTATTGACGGTACCGAAATAGAAATAGGAGTAATTGATTATTGGATAAACGAAGTTGATGGACTAAAGAAAGACCAAGATGCTTTAAATGAATTTTATAGACAATTTCCCCGAACTACTCAGCATGCATTTAGAGATGAAACAAAACAATCTTTATTTAATCTGACTAAGATTTACGAACAGATTGATTATATTGAAGAAACAAAATATACAGGCCTTATAACACAAGGCAATTTTCAATGGCGAGGTGGGGTAAAAGATTCTTTAGTAGAATTTCATCCCAATAATAATGGAAGATTTTTTATTTCATGGGCGCCACCACAGCATATGCAAAATAGATCTATATCTAAAGGTAATTTAAGATACCCAGCTAATGAGCACTGCGGTGCTTTTGGTTGTGATAGTTATGATATATCAGGCACGGTAGATGGGCGCGGATCAAAAGGATCTTTACACGGACTTACTAAATTTACGATGGAAGATATACCACCTAATCATTTCTTTTTAGAATATATTTCAAGACCTGATAATGCTGAAATATTTTTTGAAGATGTATTAATGGCATTAGTGTTTTATGGTATGCCGTTGCTTGCAGAAAATAATAAACCAAGATTATTATATTATTTAAAAAGAAGAGGATATAGAGGCTACTCAATGAATCGACCGGATAAAGTTTATAATAAATTGTCTATTACAGAAAGAGAAATAGGCGGAGTGCCTAACTCAAGTGAAGATATGAAGCAAGCTCATGCGGCCGCTATAGAATCGTATATTGACGCTCATGTAGGTTTTAATGGCGAAACACATGGGGATTTGTATTTTACACGTACCTTAAATGACTGGTCTAAATTTAATCTTAACAACAGAACAAAGCACGATGCGTCCATAAGTTCTGGCCTAGCTATAATGGCTTGTAATAAAAACAAATATGCTCCGGTAGCTAAAAGAACATTTCAACCGGTAAATTTAGGAATAAAAAGATATAATAATGATGGAGTTACATCAAAAATAATTTAAATACATGATTAATACTAACTATAACAGTTCATTCCCAGATCAGGTAGTACCTGATTCAGTAAAGAATAGTTATGACTATGGTATCCAAGTAGGGCGGGCTATAGAAAACGAATGGTTTAGACAAGACATTGGGGGCGATAGGTATTTACAAAACTTCCAGAATTATCATAGATTAAGATTATACGCAAGGGGCGAACAACCTGTGCAAAAATATAAAGACGAATTATCTATAAATGGTGACTTGTCTTATTTAAATTTAGATTGGAAAATAGTTCCTGTAATACCCAAGTTTGTTGACATTTTAGTTAATGGAATGACCGACAAAGGATACGAAATAAAATCTTTTGCAACAGATCCTTTTGCTGTTAAAGAAAGAACTGATTTTGCTTTTAATGCTATAAGAGATATAACTAATAAAGAGCAAATAGAACAATTAAATGCATTAACTGGAGGTAATTTTTATGCATCCGCTGATCCCGCAAGCTTACCTGCAACAGAAGCTGAATTAGATTTATATTTACAGCTAAATTATAAACAAAGCATTGAAATAGCAGAAGAAGAAATTATTAAAAATGTTTTTTCTTATAATAAATATCCTGAAATACAAAGAAGAATAGCTTATGATTTAGCTGTTTTAGGGATAGGTGTTTCAAAGACTAGCTTTAATTTATCAGAAGGAATTACTGTGGATTATGTAGATCCAGCAAATGTTGTTTATTCTTACACGGAAGATCCAAATTTTGATGATATATATTACGTAGGTGAAGTTAAAAATTTAAGTTTATCTGAAGTAAAAAGATTATATCCTTATTTAACTGATGAAGATTTAGAAGAAATACAAAAATATAAAGGGCCTAGTAATTATAGTAATTATACAAGGAATTATAAAGGGCAAGATGATAATAATTTAATCTCTGTATTATTTTTTGAATACAAAACTTACACAAATCAAGTATTTAAATTAAAAAATACGGATCAAGGATTAGAAAAAATATTAGAAAAAGATGATACTTTTAACCCGCCTGAAAACGATAATTTTAGTAAAGTTTCAAGAAGTATAGAAGTTTTATATACGGGAGCTAAAGTGCTTGGTTTAAATAAACTTCTTAATTGGAGTTTAGCAGAAAACATGACTCGCCCCTCTTCAGATATTACTAAAGTAAATATGAATTATTCTATTTGCGCGCCCAGAATGTATAAAGGAAGAGTTGATTCTATTGTAAGTAGAATTACTAGCTTTGCTGATATGATTCAGTTAACTCATTTAAAGTTACAACAAGTATTATCAAGAGTTGTGCCTGACGGAGTATATTTAGACATGGACGGGCTGGCTGAAGTTGATTTAGGCAATGGTACTAATTATAATCCAGCTGAAGCATTAAATATGTATTTTCAAACCGGTAGTATTGTTGGAAGATCATTAACACAAGATGGTGATTTAAATAGAGGAAAAGTACCTATTCAAGAGCTTCAGTCATCAAGCGGTATGGCTAAAATACAATCTTTAATATCTACTTATCAATATTATTTACAAATGATAAGAGACGTTACAGGTTTAAATGAAGCTGTTGATGGAAGTACTCCTGATAAAAACGCTTTAGTTGGTTTACAGAAAATGGCCGCAGCAAATTCAAATGTTGCCACAAGACATGTTCTAAAAGCATTAATGTATATTACAATTAAAACAGCTGAAAATATTAGCCTAAGGGCTAATGACGCACTACAATTCCCGTTAACAAAAGATGCACTACTTAATAGTATTAATACGTTTAATGTTAATACATTAGAAGAAATGGAAAAGGTAGCAATGCATGATTTTGGTATATTTTTAGAATTAGAACCCGACGAAGAAGAAAGATCAAAACTTGAGCAAAATATACAAGTTGCTTTACAATCTGGAGGGATTGATTTAGACGATGCAATTGATGTACGTCAAATATCAAATTTAAAATTAGCTAATCAATTGCTAAAATTAAAACGAAAAGAAAAAGCTGCAAGAGACCAACAAGCTAATCAAGCTAATATACAAGCGCAGGCGCAAGCAAATGCACAAGCGTCCGAGGCAGCTGCACTAGCCGAAGTACAAAAGCAACAAGCTTTAGCGGAAACAAAAGTGCAAATTGAAAAAGCTAAATCAGATTTTGAAATTGCTAGAATGGAACAAGAAGCATTAATTAAGAAACAATTAATGGCAGAAGAGTTCAACTATAATATACAACTAGCTCAAATACAAGCATCTGCAGCAACAAAAAAAGAACAAGAAATAGAAGATAGAAAAGATAAACGCGTAAAAATACAAGGTACGCAACAATCTGAACTTATTGATCAAAGAAAAAATGATTTATTACCTAAAAATTTTGAATCAGCGGGTAATGATAATTTAAGTGGCTTTGGCTTAGAACAGTTTGAGCCAAGGTAAATTTTATTAATTAATTTTATATTATTATATTATGTCAACAGAAGTAAAACAAGAGGGAGATTTTAAAATTAAAAAAAGAACTCCAAAAAAATTAACAGGTGAGCAGGACATTGTTAAAGTTGATCTTTCAAAACCACCTGGAGAGCCAAAAAAAGAAGAAGATGCCATTCAAAAGCAAAGCGCAGATGAAGTACCTGTACGCAACGAATCCAAAACTAGCGAAGGAATTCGAGAAGGAAACGAGCAGCCAACAGATGAAAAATCTACCAGACAAGATAATAGCAATGCTAGCGAAGCAGAAGTAGACTCTCCTATTCAAGTTATTGAAGATGAAGAAGATAATTCTGAAGAGGCAGGAGTGGATAGAAGCAATGAAGCTTCCGCTACCGTATCGGAACAAAAAGAAGTATTATCGGAAA